AGGCGAGCGGGAGCTTGGTTGAAACGGCGGCTGGTCGTAAACCGGCTGGAGTTACACTCGGAAGTTCATGGACAGCACTCCCAGACGAATCCCTCCAAGCCTTTGTCGGTTTTTCGGGTGATGGAAGCCCTCTGGGTGAGTTATTTGCAACCATTCCGCAGGTAACCACTGACGCTATGCAGATGGCGCTTGTGCAGGGAATATCGCTTGGTGAAGGTCCACGGACTGTAGCACGGCGTGTACGCAAGGCAGCTGACATCGGCAGGAGCCGTGCAGAGACGATAGCACGTACTGAGATGATACGAAGTGCCCGTGAAGCACAACGGCAACTCTATACACAGAACTACGCAGTGCAGGGATACCGACGGCAGGCTACCCAAGATAGCCGGGTATGTCTTGCCTGTTTGGCATTGTCTGGCACTCTACACAAGACCGATGAAATCATGCCATCGCACCCTAACTGCCGGTGCGTGATGATACCTGAAACGCTCTCGTGGGCAGAGATTACCGGGGATAGTTCCATACCTGACACACGCCCAGCGGTAGCCACACCTGATCGTATTCTTGCTGGTCTAAACGACAGCGAGATTCAAGAAATCATGGGTGAAGGTCGTTACCGATTATGGAAGGAAGGCAAACCGCTTTCTGACTTTGTACGTGTCAAACAGAATCAGGATTGGGGACCGACAACAAGTATCGTGCCATTACGGGAATTTGGAATCACAGTGCGAAGACCACGAACCGCAAGCGAGTGGGAGCGAGAGATTGCTAACCGTCAAATGGATCAATAGGGTGTGTGGGATACTTACGCTATGGACCTGCTAACCGTCTACAGTGATGCTATTAAGTCAGACCGCCTTGGAAGTGTCAAAGGCTACCTTGTGCGCTTTGGCTCTCCTGATGCAACCGACCTAGAGGGTGATTACTTCACCAAGTCTACAGACTTCGGTTTCCCTATCAAAGTCGGTGAGCGTGTCCCTTTGAATGTCTACTATCATCACGGCATGGACAAGATGATTGGTAAAAAGTCCATCGGTACTGGCTACGTCAAGATGGACGAAACCGGGCTCTGGTACGAAGCACAGCTGGACATGGCTGACTCCTACGGTGAGATGATCGCAAAGCTCTGCAAGCAGGGCAAAATGGGCTACTCCTCTGGTGCTGCCGGTCATATGGTGGAGCGCAAGAGCGTAGGCAAGGCAAGTGAGATTACCCGATGGTGTATCGCTGAGGCAAGCATCACGCCTACACCTGCCGAGTACCGTAACAGTATCAAGAGCCTAGAGGAGATGTACAGCATGGAGCCGATGGAAGAAGAAGAGATGGTAATGGCTCCGATGCCTGAACAATCCCCGGAAGAATACGCCGTGTCGGTCTTTGATGAGTCCGAAGCCGAGATGGTACATGAAGGGCTGGAAGCCTACTACGATGCGCTCTGCGGAGCCATCGAAGCGGTATCCGATCAGAGCATGGCGGATGCCATTATTGATGAATTTGCAAAACGTGCAAAGGCTCTTTATGCCATGCACGGAATGAAAAGCGTACAGCCTGCATCACTGCGGTCTGTTGAACGTCGGCTGCGGGATGCAGTCGGTCTTAGCCGGTCAAGCGCAAAGCGCCTTGCCCCTGTTGTCTGGGATTCACTGCGGGACGCAGACCAGCCAGAGACGCAACCGGATCTCGAAGTAAAGGCGAAAGCCACTGACATAGACGAGCGGCAGGAACTGCTGGCACGTCTGGAGTTGCTAACACAACTATGAATATCGAACAACTACAAGCCAAGCGTGAATCGCTTCTGGCTACAGCCCGTGAGCTTGCATCCGGTGATGGTGACCTCGCACAGGTCAAGTCGATTATGGCAGAAGCGAAGAACATCGAAGAGCGTGTAGAAGCCATCAAGAGCCTTGGTGAGTATGCACCAGCTGCACAACCACAGGCAGTCTCCCAGCCTTGGAAGGGTGGCATCAATGTACAGCGCAATCCTTTCAACGGATCCGCTGACGATAAGAACCTGAAGGCTTATGTCTTTGGGCAGTATGCTCGCCACTTGGCCGGTGTCAAGTCTGCAAGCAAATGGTTGTCGGACAACGGACACATCAAGGCACAAACCGAAGGCACTAACAGCCAAGGTGGTTTTACGGTTCCTGAGATTGTTTCCTCGGATCTTATCTGGCTGCGTGAAATGTACGGCGTTGCACGTCGCAACTCCCGTATATACCCGATGTCCTCGGATACCCTTTTGGTTCCATCGGCAACCGGTAGCACCACGGTCTACTATGCTTCCGAAGCCACGGCAATTACGGATTCCCAGTTGACCTTTGCACAGGTTTCCCTGTCCGCAAAGAAGCTTGCTGTCCTCACGATTGCATCCAAGGAACTCGGCGAAGATACGGTTATCGACCTTGGCGCTGCACTTGCCCGTGATATGGCTTTTGCAATCGCAAAGGAAGAGGACAATGCTTGTTTCAATGGTGACGGAACGAGCACCTATGGAAGCATCACTGGTATCCTTCAGGCTGTCTACGGCCTCAACGCTACCAAGGCTAACATTGCTGGCGTTGTCGTTGGAGCCGCTTTGTCTGGTGCATCGTTTGCTAACTTTACGCTTGCGAACTTCCAAGCGATGGTTGCAAAGCTCCCGACATACGCAGATCAGGCTAAGTGGTATATGCACAAAGACCTGTTCTTCAATGGTGTTGCTGATAAGCTCATCGCCCTTGGTGGAAACGCTATCCTCGACATCCAGAACGCATACACCACTGCACCTACCCTGTTCGGTTACCCGATCGAGTGGGTCCAGAATATGCCTAAGAGCCCAGCTGCAACAACCCCAGTTGCTATCCTTGGTGACTTGACAAAGGGTGTTGCTTTCGGTGACCGCCGTGCAATGACCGTTGAAGTCAGCGACCAAGTCAAGTTTGTGGAAGATGCGCTCACTTATAAAGCAACTGAAAGATTTGCTTTCAATGCGCATGATGTCGGGAATGTCAGCGGAACCGCTTCCGCCCGTGTTCCTGGTTCGCTTATCGTTCTCGCAACCAGCAACGCTTCCTAAGCGTAGCCGGTCTACCTCAAGCCCTCGGCAGACGTGCCGGGGGCTTTCTCTTTGTCTAATGCGTTGTCCGAGCCTACGGCTCTGTGTGGGATACTTACACTATGTTGACCCGTGCCGAAGCCATTGCACAAGTGAGCCTGTTTGTGGATGCCCAGTCATACCCGCAACTGTCCACCACCGATATAGGGTCTATCCTTGATGGCCTGTCCCGGTTCTCTACATGGACCGCCAGCACGGCTTACTCTGTTGGTGACCGTGTTGTACCAGCAGTGCCTAACGGTCGTGTGTATGAATGCCGAGTAGCAGGGACAAGCGATAGCACCGAACCAGACTATCCGGCTTACCCTGCGTATCAGTTCAAGGGATTCACGATTGAGGATGGTTCATCGGATCCGGTACTAACGTGGGTTGATATGGGTTCAATCAATGTGGAACGTTATGATGTCCGCTCAGCTACACGCCAAGCGTGGCTCATTAAAGCATCCCGATGTGCTTCAGACATCGATGCCAAGGAAGGCACAAGCGATGTCAAACTAAGTCAGCTCAAAGCTCACTGCTTAGAGATGGCTGAGAAGTATCGTCCGGTGGTGTTCGCATGAGCCCCATTCTCCGTGCAACGCTACAGGCTGGCTTGGTACGTAACCTTTGCCAGACACCTATTGAGGTTCACCGCTTCACTCTGACCGAAGATGGGCGTGGCGGTGTTACTGAGACGTGGCGGAAGGTTGCCGATTACAAGGGCAGGTTGTCAAACCAAAGCGATACGGAATCGATTGTAGGTGGTGGTATCCAACCATCAGCAGGCTGGAGTGTTACCCTTCCGGTTGGTGCTGATGTGATGGCTCACGATAGGGTCTACGTTGTAGGCGATGAATCAAAATATTACGATGTTGTTGGGACAGACTTTGGGCAAACCGATCTGCTGGTTCAACACGTTGGACTTGTGGAGAGAACGGCATGAGCCCTGAGATGTGGGTGCAGATGGGCATCCAAGCTTTTGTGACGTTGTTTGCGATTGGTTCGGCTTGGGTTGCTTTGCAGGTACGGCTTGCTAAACTCGAAGTACAGAACGCTAACATAATTCAATCGCTTGACCGCCAAGGGCAAGAAGTGCGGATGATAGAACAACGGCTGGGCAAACTAGAGAATAAGGTTTCAGCGATGGAGGCACGAAGAACATGAATGGAATTTCAATCAAGCGATTGGTCGTAGTTGTTGTCGTGGCTTTTGTAGCTGCATTCACCAGTGTTTTCGGTGATGGCATCCGTACTGCACAAGCGCAGGATGTCGCCGAGCTGGGCGCAGTGCTGGCACTGTACGGCTCCAAGGCGGTAGCGGCTGGCGTCTCCGCTGCGGTGTCTAGTGTGCTGGCGTTCTTGACGATGCCGTTTAAGGGTACAGACATGAATGCGCTGAAGGTGGGCAAATGAATCTGCAAAACTACAGGCTGGAACCTAACCCGAACGTGGTCGGCGACTGGTTTGTATTCGGTGATATCTACGATAATGATGGCAATCTACTCGGCACGTTTGGCGAGAATGGTACGTCAATCTTTGCTTGGTGGGCTTTACAGGACGCACAGTTTCAGCAAGGTTATAGTAATCAGTTTGCTGTGATTATGGCTCAAGAAATTGTTGCAGGGACAGCTGAATAATGGCGACATATTACGTTCGTACAGATGGTAATGACACCAACGCTGGCACAGGGCCTGCTACGAATCAAGCGTGGCAGACTATAACCAAGGCTGTCGGCGCAACGGGTGTAGGTGTAGGTGATACGGTTTATATCGCTCCCGGTATTTATCGTGGTAACTTCACCGCTGGATTTACGAACCCAGCAAATGAAGGACAACGCATAACCATAGCCGGTAACCCTACGGCTTCACAATTTACGGGCGTCAATGCTGGTCCGGTTATTCTTACGAACTACTTAACGGACAATGTCTCATTTACTTTGGGAGATATTTTCTCTATTAGTAAAAACTTTGTAACCGTTCAAGACATGATTTTTTATGGATGGACTCCAACACCTAGTCCATTTTATAGACCATTCTCAGCACCAGCGGCTAGTGCTTTAAAGTTGTATCGTTGTCTTTTTGGAGTGCTAAGTTCTAATGCACAAAAGCCACCTGTTCTAGTAACTATCAATGCAGGTAGTACTGGACTTGTAATGCAACAATGTGTTGTTTTAAATGGATGCTTTGCTTTTGGTACAGCTTCACATTCTGGTGCCTGGGATACACAAACAGTTATTAGCGATAACATTTTTATCAACAATAACACTAACTCAGATAACAGTATGTGTATTTCTCTTTTTGGTGGGACATCTGGTCAGATGGGTGGTGTAAAAATTGTAAATAACTATATGCAAGGAGCATCTGGAGTTCGGATGTACAATGCTCTTTCTAACACCTTTCCATCAGTTATACAAAACTGTTATATCGAAGCATCCACAACTGCAATCCAATCTGATGTTGGAAACACCGACAGGATGTTCCAGACTTACAATATTCTAAATGCTCCGACATCGGTTACAAATGTAAGTAGTTCGGCTACGTCAAAAACAAATGCATTCAATCCAATAAACGGATCTATAAGCAAGATACAAGGCTGGGCAGATTATCCGTTTATTAGTGCATTGTCGAACCTAAATGCCGGTGTTAGTGCTGGCATCAATACCAATAGCCCAGCAACGGATATCTATGGTACATCGTGGCTTATCCCTGCGACTCCGAGCATAAACGCCGCTGAGTACGCAAGTTACACGCCATCAAGTCAATACCTCCCAACCGAGCGCAACGCATCCACCATCACAATCGCTCCCGGCTCAACCTCACAATCCATCGAACTGTATCTAGGTGTTACAGGTCTTACAGCCTCCACAAGCGGTCTATCAGCCCGCTACAACCGCACAAGGACTGCAAGCGTAAGCATCCCTCTAGTAGCCCGTACAATCGCTCAGGCTTGGACTTCTGGTGGCTTTGCGGAGGTAGACGCTACCAACATGCCGGGTGTCTACAGATTGGACTTGCCTGATGCTGCTTTGGCTGCTGGTGCTGACGATGTCACTGTTGTTGTACGTGGTGCGTCTGGTACTAACGGTGCGGTGATGACGGTCAAACTGAGCAGTGGTGGCTTGACATCAGCTCAAACGGCATCTGCTGTCTGGGGTGCTTCACCTGCTGGTTACAACGATGCTACGACCTTTGGTGGTGTAGTCAATCAAACAGATTCTGTTGTGAACGGCATTGATACGCAAGTTCAGGATGTTCCATCTCAGGTATGGGATCAAACAAGGGCAACACACACAACGGCTGGAACCTTTGGCGAGTATGTCAACGCTGAGTTGGTGACTCCTGTAACATCAGCCGCTCTTGTTCGCATGGGTCCTTTTGAAGTTAGGGCTGATGGCCTTGGGGCATCTGATCCGCTTGACATTCAGAAGGGCGCACAGCACGGAATCGATATCCAGTGTGTAGACAACAACGGCGCAGGGATTGACATCACGAGCGCAACGGTTACGGCGAAGGTCTATAACTCTGGTGCTACGCTGGTTGACACGTACTCCTGTACGGCAACATATGCAGCTGATGGACGTGCAACCTTTACCATTGACACGACGGTAACGAACACTCCAGGCACTTACACTGCTACGATTACACGCACAACAGGTGCATCTGATACGCAAGTTTTTGGACCTCTGCGCATCTATGTGAGGGATATCTAATGGCATTGATTTATGATTTGACTGAAGACCCTCAGCAGGTCGTGCAAGTCTCCGCATGGGTCGGAGACTGGCACTCCTATGTAGTTCGCTTGGTTGACGAACTAGGAAGCCCTGTGGACATTACGACCGGTACGCTTGGTGCAACCTTTACCAATATTCAGACCGGCTCGACGTATACGTTTCCATCCGGTAGCGTTACGCTCACGAAGCAGTACAGCGCACAGGGAATCTTGTCGGTTCTCAACCCGGCGGCTTATCCAACAGCGGCTGATATCAGGCTTACGATTTCCTTCACGGTGTCCAGCACGGTACGGCGCTTTGGGCCATTGCAGATCGAGGTATTGGCTCCGTGATAAAGATGTCTGTCAGCCTTAAAACAACAGGCATTGATCAATATGTGAAAAGCTTAGACAAAGTAACTAAGATTGTTGGCAAGGCTGCTGCAGATGTTGAAGGCAATGCGAAAAACAGTATCACAAAGCGCAGTGGTAGGTTCCGCAAGTATGGCAAGAATCACTGGTCTAGCCCTCCCGGTACTCCTCCAAACAATGATACTGGTAACCTAGCAAATAGCATCATGCACCGCATGGAATCTAGGACAAGTGCAGAGGTAACGGCTCTTGCGAAATATGCTGTTCCTCTTGAGTTTGGATGGACATCTAAAGGTGGCAACACAGTACCGCCACGCCCATTCATGGAGCCTGCATTAATGAAGGTCAAACCGGCATTTGTAAAAGCACTAACACGAGTATTAAAGGCTAAGTAATGGCATACGAACCGGCAGTGATTGAACAATGGATCTACGAAACCCTGAGTGGTGATTCTACGCTCTTGGATTTGCTTGCTCCTGACAATAAACCTAACGGCTTTCAGATGGGCATCTATAACACAGTGGCTCCACAGATTGACCCAATCAGCCGTAAGCCTGTACAAGTGCCTTATGTGGTGTTCAGTCGAGCTGGGGCAAGTGGTGATGACGAAGACACGCTATGCGGTGCTAGAGTTTTCACGTATCCAAACTACAGAATAACTGTGTGGGATACTGAAAGCGGTGCGATGAGTATGGCAAGAATCCAAGCCATCATGAATCGCATTGATACACTTTTAGATAATCAAACGGTAACCACTACTACCCCAAGGCTCTATGTTCGCAGGGTATCAACGGATCAAACCTTTGCATTATCAGATGGTGGCAGGACGGATTACGGGGTGACAGCGGTCTATCGCTGCTTGACCCAGCAGTAGGAGTAGACAATGCCTTTTACAAAATCGTTTGGTCTGGTTGGTGAGAACTGCGTGGTAACCATCGCCTTTGGTGGTTTCCAAGATGGTGCGCCTTCAGCCTTTACCGCTAACACTTACACCTGTTTGGCTCGTTCCGTGCGAACATCTACCACGGTTGACACAGCCGATGTTTCTGCACTCTGCGACACAACCAAGAAGATGCAAGTTACCAAAGCATCTGGTTCGATTGAGATTGAACTCTTGGTAGACGGCACACAACAAGCTGATGGTTCCCCAGTCTTCTTCAATAAAGAGGGCTATTACTGCCAAGTGGTCATCACTCCTGGCGCATTGAATGCAAAGACCTTTGTCGGCATTGTCACTGCCACAGGAATCAGCATCAGCAACGGTGAAGCGGTCACTGAGACTGCAACGATTACCCTTGGTGCTAACGGTGTAGCCACCGCATGGACAAGCGCATAATGGGTATCAAAGCCATCAAGGCGGTTGAGCCTGAAGTAGAACACGGAATCCTAGAAGTAGATCTTAGTGAGTGGGCTGGTGAAGAAGCCATCGTAAAGTTCCGACAACCTAAAGCAGCAGACTACTTCCCGGATGCGGGTGATCTACAGAAGCTCAGAATCTCATATGCTGAAATGGCTCCTAACCTTTTGGTCAACTGTCTTATCATCGGTAAGTGCTACATTCCTGATATGGATGACCCAAGCGATGTGGCGTTTATACGTGTATTGCTTGACTTAAGTCGCAAGAACACACAAGCGTTTTATGCTATCTACTGGTCGTTCATTCATAAGTATGTTGATGTGCCTGTAACCCAAGAGGTAGCAGACGCAAAAAACGACTCGGCGGTGTAGGGTCGCTTATTGCTTATTACTGCATTAAGTACCTGCACCGTCATCCATCAGAAGTAGACCTGACCCTTGACCAAATCTGGGAAGTTGCCGTGATTGCTCAGGATCTAGAGAAGCACGAAATTAACATGATAAAGGCAACAAGGGGCATACTGTGACAGTAGCACAACTTAACGTAAAGCTCGGTGTTGATGGAATAGGGCAGATTAAATCTGCCCTGAATCAAGTACACGTAGGCCTACAACAAGTCAGAGATAAAGCAACAAGTGCGGCTGGATCACTATCAGCCATTGGTGGTGTTGCGATTGCTGGTACTGTTGCTGGCTTTGGTATGCTTGGCAAAACAGCTATAGACGCAGCGGTGTCATTTGAATCGCTCACTATGCGACTGACCGCTATTACTGGTAGTGGTAAAAAGGCAGCTGAAGTCCTAGACATGGTTCGTAAGGTTTCAGCACCTTCTCCTTTTACGTTCAACCAGTTGGCTAATCTTGCGGTTGGTCTTGAAGCCGCAGGTGTAGAAACAAATGCTTTACTTCCTAGGCTTGCACAACTTGGTGCTGCTTTTGGAGCAGATGAAGAAAAATTAAAATCCTTGCTAAACATGACGCAAAAGTTTAAGGCTGGTATGTTGCCTGACACTGAGCAGTTATCAATGTTTGGTATGAGTCGATCAGACTTTGCAAAGCAAGGTATAAAGTTTGACGCTGGTGGTGGGTTAGAAAAAGGTCAAGAAATGAAGGTGTTTGAAGCCTTCATAAAAATCATTGATACAAAGTACAGCGGGATGTTAGATAAACTTGCCAATACGACTGAAACTAAATTGGCTTCACTTCAAGACGCATGGGAAGGATCCATGCGTACAATCGGGCAAAAGTTAGTTACAATCTTAACTCCGTATATAAAGTATGCCACTGATTTCATAGGGCGCATGATGGATAGCGGAGTGTTGGCAGACTTAACCGAAAAGTTTCTTGGGCCATTAACTAACTTTACTAAGGCATTTACCGACGGGAATGTTCAAGCAAGTGTAGATAAGTTATTGGCATCAATACTTGCTTTTACTGCATCTATTCCAAATATACTTATGCAGACATTTGAGAACGTCGGTAAGTTGTTTACAAATATTTTTGCTCAAGCCAGACAAATGGCTGCTGAACTTGGCCTAACCAAAGACGAACGTTACAACGAGTTTTCCCGTAAAGCTGGAAACATTGCAAGCTTTGAATCCACTGGCTTATATTCCAAAGAACGAGCTGCTAGAGAACTTGCTGATTTGGAATCTAGATATGGTTTTAAAAGCAACCCAGACATCATGTCAGGTGTTGATTTTGGGAAACCTTTTACGGAAGCACAAAAGTTTGCCGACAGTATTCTTGCTAAGATGGCTTCAACAAAAGCCCCTGAAGCAGGTGGAGTCCCTCAACCTTTTGGGCCATACTTCAAGCCGGGGGAAGAACCGGGCATGGCTGGAAGTGCTGTCGGAGAATCCAACGACCTGCTACTACGTATTGCAAAGAATACAGGCGATACGGCAGATGCTTTGACCCTACGCAGGGAAACTTTAGGCGGTGGCACCATGGGTGCTATTGGTCTTACAGGGGCTGAGGTTGCGGCTGTAAGCGGCTCATACGGTATGTTCGGTAACGGGCTCATCCCAGCAGGTACAGACTTGGAAAGAGCAATGCGTAGAATCATCAGAGATGAATCACGGCGTAACGGTCAACCCGGTGTTATGGGGCGCTTCTAATGGCTAACGTTCATCCACTGCTGGTTGAGTTTGACGTACCGGAACCACGCCCACAAAAGGGGCGTTTGATGGTTGCTGGTGATGGCACTGTCTACGGCTTTGATATCACCAACTCAAGCAACGTTTGGCAAGACCCAGCAACGCTTACAACCATGCTCGCACCACTGCCGGTTACTACTGCATGGCAGACAACCTACAGCGGATCATATGCCCGTTATCAAAAGACAGACTACACGCTAATCACAGCCGCCAAATGGAAGCAGATGCAGATAAAAGCATCAGGCGATTACTACCTGCAATCTTTGGATGTCACAGAGCGTGTAACACTTACAACTGCGTTTAGTGCTAATCAAGCCGTATACCTGAGCCTCTATGTCCCCGGGCTCAAGGACAGCGATAAGAGCGTTATCCTGAAAGCCGGATGGGGTGTAGGTAGTGCTGGTTCTGTCGAAGTGTGGTTTGCAGCTAATGGCACCGCACAAGTGTTCAAGTCTGGTGTGCTTGTTGGAAGTTATGACCGTGGAGATAGCAACATTGCTCCAACGGTAGGGGCATCAACTGCAAAGGCCAGCCGGTCAGACTTCATCAGCATTATGATGATTCCTGCCCGTAGGCGAGAGTTGATTGTAGCGACATCTAACGGGACAAACTTTAGCCATGTCTTTGCGGATCTCAGCCCAGCAACGGCAAACACCATCGTCCCTGCTGCTGCATTCTCGTGGTTAGTGCCTACTGGGCAGGCTACTGTTCAGCTCGCAAAGTGTAACTTTGAAACATCCGGTTACGTGCTAACACAACCTAAGAGCCTACGTTACGCACCGCCTACAGGGGCAACTTTTTCGGCTACATTTGCTGGTGACAATGTTGGGATAGGTTCGACAACCTTTACCGCTTCCGTAGTCAAGGCTGATGGCACTTCCTATACTCCAAACGGTGTTATCAAAGATGTTAGAGGTAAGGTTGCCTTGACTGGTGCAGGCACGGGTACTTTTGGTTTGTACTCTGTAGACATCCTATACGACCCTCCAGTTGGATCTACTTACGATGGCACGGTGGATGTTACCCAATACATCAAATCGCTTACGCTAAGTGTGGACGAGGATGGAAAATCGACTTGTGAAATAACAGCGATTGCAAAGCAGTTGGTGGATGCTGGCGTAGAACAACCAGACGTTACATCAGACCGACCAGTGCGGATTGCTTTATCTGATGGGGCAACAACACCAACATATCAAGATTTCTTTCGAGGTACGCTCCAGCCTCCACGCATTGAATACCTTGATCGTGACACGTCATATAACTGGGCTACCTATCGGTATTCAGGGGTTGACCGTAGTGGTGACTTTGAACTGGCTTGGTTAGTTGAGTCATTCCCATACGATGGCATTGCAGTTGTAAACGCCATCATTGACCTAATGCTGATTGCTGGTTACGATGCAAACATTTATTTCGGCGGTGATACACCACTGCAAGAGTTGCCATACACAACCAACATATCTAAAGGTCAATACAGCCTTGCTCCTGATTATGGCGATACGGTTGGCTCCTACCTTGAAAAGATAAAGCAAGAATATTACGCTACATGGATTACCGGGTGGATGCCGACAGCGTCTGGTTACCTGTATCAGTGGCTTGATGTAGACAATGCCAGCACCGCTTCTTCAATGACGCTATACCAAAGCATCGCAGACGCTACGACCGCTGGCGTGGCTGAAGTGCTACGCCCACAGCGTGTGATTCGTAGTCTGAACTCTTACTACGAACAACCAGAATGCACACAGGTTACGGTGATTGGTCAAGATCCAAACACAGGGTTACGAATCCCGTATACACAGATAGACAGTGCAGCTGAAGATGCTGACACACCACCTGCAAGCCGTCCAAGAAACTGGAGAGGCAGGCCTGTACCGTATCAGTTCAAAGACCCAGCGTTGAACACATTAGATGCTGTTACGGCAGCGTGTTTGATGCTTTACAGCAGGCTTACTCCCGGTCGTACGATGATCGAGTTTGATGCAACATTCTTGGTTTACAATATTTCCAACCGGCCTGTATGGCTTGGGGATGTTATCAAGCTCATGGATACAGATGGCACAACCGTACTTGGAAACTACCGAATCATTGCGATACCAAGCATCGAGTTTGTTCAGGAGATTACACCGGGCTTTAGCCCTTTGTTCAATGTCCGCAAAGCTTCCTATCGTGCTGTCTACGTTAGCGATGGAACCTAGCCATGCCATACCTTGACGGTACACGTACAGCCACGCTCACAATGAGCCACACACAGAATGTACAGATTCGTATATGGAACCCATTTGCTGTACAGCCTGAAGAGCCTAACTGGAATACACACTTTACCGATTTCACCTTTGGTGGGCATCTAGGCTTTTCGGCATCGCTTGCCATTGCTACTAACGTGGTTGCACCATCTCCAGGCTCTGCGTGGTCTTGGGAACTGCGAGCAAACATCACGGTAAACAACGGACACGGTAGCACGGCTACAAGCTACAAAGTGTTGGCATCCGGAAGCGAAACCGGAGCAACTACATACAAGGATGTAAGCGCAACCTGTGCCGGTGATTTCTCGGCATCTGTAAGCGTAGATAAACTTTGGGATATTGCCGAGGCTGGGTTTTCTTCTTCTACCGCACCGACAAGGTTTCCCAGCCTAACCTCCTACACTTGGTATGAACGCACCACCACGGGCGCTACAGCGGCTTGTAGCCTATCTGCTGGCGGTAGTGCTGTTAGTGTGTCGGCTGCTGCATCATCTAGGCAAACGGCTAACTACACTGCAACGCTTGATGCGTACGGCTTTAGCTCCGGTAACAGTCGGCACGACTTTGCAGTTAGCCTTGTGAAGGTCAACGGTACAGCCGTACACGACATCACACACGCTCACACTTTCCACAATCAATCTGCTACCGAATGGAGCCTGTCCGTACTTGGTACAACCGACAGCTTTGGCATTGTTAGCACGGCATCAGCTGACATCGGTACTTCTTCCTGTCTCGATCGCAATGTGTCTATTGCTGGCAGGATTCGTGCTTGGGAGGGAGCATATCCAGATGCTCTAAACGTGATTGTAACCGGCTATGACGGTGGAACACGCACTGTAGGCTCTTCTGGTGGCTCATACGGGGCAACAGATACCTTTGTGGACTACAGCACGACATCGGTACTTGTTGACCCTACATACGGAACAGATACGCTAACCACTCAAGCAGACGATGTACCTACATGGATTTCTGCTGAACTATCCGGCAGTGGTCTAACAACCAACGGAGACAGTAGCACGGACAACCGTGTACTGTTCCGTGGTTGGCGCTTCAATGGTTGGAGCATTAGCGAAACTAACAACCGAAGCATAGCAGGTACAGGCAACGACCGAACCTACGCACCATATGAAGGTATGTCCGGATACCGTTACCTTCAGATACAGATCAAAGCACAATCCGGCACGAATGCGCCCGGAACCATCGAGCTGACCGATTACCACGGCAACACCAAAAGATGGCAGGTTGTGGCTCCTACGACCTCCTACAGCACCATCACTCTTGACCTTTGCTCTCCTGATACATGGAGCCTTGGTGCTACTCCGGCAACCGATGACAAGGACAACCCGTACCCACGAAAGAACACGGCATCAAGCAGCTACGCAGGAAGCGAAAGCGTTGATTCGGCTTACTGGGGTATCACATCATGCCAGCGTCTAAGGGTGCAAACCGGAAGTATTGACATCGGTACAACCACGCTGGTTTACACAAACACAGACAGCACTTACGTCCCGGATTCCTTTACTGCTCAGTTTGAACGCATTACACCTGCTATCGTTTCGGAAGCCGACACGACTACCTACTATTACGGCAGACGATTCTGGCAACAAGACCGTGATGGCAGATGCGAAGAAGAATCCGACGTATGGTGGCAGAAGACCGTCGGCGGTGCAACAGGTGTTACTACCTACAGCGTAGATCCGGTAACGATAAGCGAGCTGTGCGACCAGATAAACGCATCAGATAACAGTATTGTCAGGCATCCCGGCTGGACTGCTACAAACTCTGTTGCGTATCCCGCTGGTGCTACCTGCTCGGCATCACAACCACCATTGCGGGACTGCTTCTTGAATGGTGTCACTGGCTATAGTACATGGCTACGAGGTGGCGGTATTCTTGCCACGCATAACGCTACAACTGGTACAGACTTTGCATACGGTCACCAACTAGCGCAAGGTACGATTACAGCCCAGACGCTCTTTGATCGCATCAACGGTAACTTCCCACCGGATCTCAATGACCCGTTCGATGTCAACGGCGGTACAGATTCTGGGTTGTACTTACCGGCGGGAAGTTTGCTCCGTGGCATCGCTCATGGCGCTCTGCTTGACAATGCAGGAGACCCGCAGACCACTGGGACAGTTGATCTACTGCTTGCATCCACGAGCGCAAACCGTGGCACAGATAACACGATTGACGGTGAGGGACGGTATTACACAAGCACTCCCTGGGGACTTGGTGAAAGCAATCACAACGTTGACTATGTAGGCAATACAATCGGCTTATTGCCACTGCATACAAGCCATCGGTTTAGGTGTTGGTTTAGAGAGCAACAGTTAGCGGGTGTATGTGTTTCTGCTTCCGTGGCTCCAAACCATCGGATGTGCTATGCCGTTGTGGAAGACGGAGCGGTAGCACTGCACTTTGCCGATGGACCTAACGCAACAAACTTTGTGATGCAACTTACGAGCATTACCGATGCTTCATGCGTCCACATTGCATACGATCCAACCAGTGCAAAAAGTCGGCTGTATATAGTGGTCGAAGCATCAGGTAGTGACATCAAAGAATATTACACAGAAGACGAGGGGGTGACGGTAAGCATGGCAGTAACAGTAACAAGCAACGGCAATGATGCCAGTGTGGCAATCAACCCGATGGGTAAAAGAATCGTGCTCTACCATCATTCTAACGACCTTTACAGGGTTATCTACGACCCACAGGGGAACGTTATAACAGCAGCCAGCATCATAGTCACCGGAGGGGTTCAGAACGGGAAGACGGCTATTGCTTGGCGCTTGGGTGTTTGGTACGCCTATTACCGTGATGGTGGTAGCAGTCTCATCCAGATATCGAGCATCGATGATGGGGAAACTTGGAGTTAGAAGAAGGGGTGGTGGGCAGCGAAGATGCAGAAGGGAGACTGCCCACCGTGTCGGGAGATAAGATCGACAAAAGGAATATATCACTATGAATAGACCTATCGCACTTAGAGCAGCTAAAGAAGCTTTGGATAATGTCGGTGTGCAGGAAGTTGGAGACAACCGAGGCAAGGCGGTACAGATATACCAAGCCTCCACCATCCCACCTGTACCACCCGGTAGCCCTTGGTGTGCTGCGTTTGTTGTCTATCGGCTACGGAATGCAGCTCACGACCTAGCCCTAACAATCCCCCTAGACTGGCCACGCTCGGCTTACTGTCCCGATCATGGCAACTGGGCACGAAGAACAAAGAACTGGGTATCGGTCAAGGATGCGGAAGCAGACCCTACCAAAGTGCGTATCGGTGACCTTGCTTGCTTTTGGTTTGCACCGCTCAACCGCTTGGCTCACATCGGTATCGTGACCGGGGTATTCCCTTGGGGTGTCAAGACCGTTGAGGGTAACACGAGCCCAGAGATGGAAGATGAAGACAAACCAGAGCGTGAAGGTGACGGTGTCTACCGCAAAGCTAGAGCATGGCGTGAGCTTGGCAGTAATGGCGGTTTCGTAAGCATCGATTGGTAGTATCAAGCAACGAACCCGGCAAGCCTCTCTTAGATGCTCAAACCGCCGGGTCTCTTTTTGAGTGGGTGTTTCCATAATGGAAAGAGTTGACAGCAAAAGACCACCCGACTTACGAGGGGTGGTCTTACGCTTCCAAGCACCGTTTTGTAGTTGTTTTGATTTCCCTTGCGGGTGACCTAAGTCTACCGCATCAGCTCCGCAATCCAATCAGCAACCCATTTGCGGATGTCATATTCTGA